AACTTTATCGTGTTGTTCCTGCAGCAGCTCTAAAATAGCAACCCATCCGCTAGGATATAAATAACTAAAATCATCAGACTTAACAGGTGTAAGCTGTTTAACTCTAAATCTTGAGACAGCATTTTTCTCAACTTTATAAAAAACCAAAAATGAAGGTAGACCAGCAAGTGTAGCCAGGCGTTCTGTAGTATGAGTAGTTTTATACTCTTGTCCCTTATCATAACAAGTCTCCGCCAGGTATAACGGCTCCCAGCATTTATCGCATAAACCGCACTTATCAATATCAATCCAGTTAATTCTTTTATTTTCTACGTTACGGCTCCACTCACTATAAAAATCACCTTTGTTATAATAGTTTCTCCGCGCCATTAAAAAATACCAAGCTTCCTGCAGCTGTTTACATACTGAGCTGCATTCTCTTTTAACTTCTTATTTTCTTCCTGCTCGTTTTTAATGATAGTTTTTAAATTGTCGATTTCTTCATCTTTGTTATTGATGATTTGTTTTAGATCCTCAACTTCAGAATTATAAGCCACCAACTGCCTCCACTAATATTTTATTTGAGTTGTGTTCGGGATCGCAATAACCAGCAGAATATAAATGCGGGTAAGTCTCAACCCATTTCATATATTCCTCGCAAAATTCTTTCCATTCGGGATTTACTCTTGACTTTGCATACTGCGGAGCGATTGACCAAAATGCTATTGTAAAAATAATTATAAATATTTTTGTTTTCATTTTAATTTAAGCTCGTTTATTTCTTGCACCCAACTACGCGGCACAGTTTCTATTGTTCCAATTTCAATAACTCCATCTTCATCGTAGCTCCAGGAGCTGAATAGTTGGATCTTGGTTTTTGTTTTATTGAAGATCCGACCCACTGCAAAACATTTAGAAGGTTCGAGTTTTTTGGCTTTGGTAAATGACATCCACTCAGAGTTACTAACCCAATCAAAAATAGTAAGCTGCACCAGCGGGTAATCATCTATGGTTCCTTTTAATTTTCTCTTACTCATAAAAACTAAGAGCGTTAACTTTGCCTTCAGTTTTTTCAGAGATTATTTTCATATGCTTTGGCTTTGGTATTCGTTCACCATTACACCACCTGTAAGCAGTTGATTGATCTGTACCTAATAAATCTCCGAGTTTTTTATGAGTGAGTTTTTTTGATAGTCTGTATTGTTCTAATTTAATTGATTTTGCCATATTTGCTTTAATATGCATTTTTGCTAATTTGGCAAGGCATATTTAGTAATATGTTATGCAGGGTTGTATACATCTTGTGTATAAAAATTAAACTTTTTGACAAATATGCATATTAATCCTTGATGTGGATTACTTAATTATGTAGTTTATTGACGTTATGTCATATAATAAAAACATTGATAATATTTATAAATTAAAAAGACAGGAAGTTAACGATTTAAAACATAAAAAAGAAACCATGGCTTTATTAACCAAGCTGTTAAAAGATAAAGGCATGACCCAAGCGGAACTTGCCAAAGAGCTTAAAAGAGACAAAACTACAGTAAATAGATGGTGTAAAGATACTAGGCACATCGCCTGGGATAATGCCGTTGAAATTGCTAAAGCTTTAAGCTGCCACCCAGTAGAAATTTATCAACCATCAATAAAACTTCCATGTAAATACTACATTGATGGTAAATGGCAGGTAAAAAAATTTGGTAAAGAACAAAAGATTTTCTTCAATGTCCCTTTTGAATATGCACAAGCAGATATTTTTTTAGCGCTTTTCGATATACCAGGATCTCATTTAGATGGTGATGTATGTCTTTTTGCTTGTTTAGAAGGTAAAAAATTTTCAAAAAATGCTATCAGTAAATTTTGTTATTGCACTCCTTCAAAATCATGGCTTAAAAAACATCCCGATGCACCTTCATTAGCAGGTGTGCTACATACTAATTACGATGGAACTTTCAAAATAGTAGATCCTTTTACTAAAAAACCTATTACAGTACACTCAGATAACATGAACAGAGAAGATTTAGACATGGTATCACCTATTATTTCTAAGTTTAATCCTACGTTAAAAGCTGATTTATTCTCCACAATTAAGTAATAGACACATTTACATACTAAGGTTGCCATTTATCCATATTTAGTTTACAGATTGTTCAACTGATTTGTTTTATGCAAACAAGAGAACAAAACGAACTATCTAAAATTTTATCGGAAGTACCGAAGCTCCCCGAATGGGTAAAAATCTACGAGCTTAATCACCACTCACCATCGCAGCTAAATAACATAGACGGAAAATGGTGTTATGAATATTTATTCTTATCTCAAAAGCAAAGAAGAAAAATTTATTTTGGATCTAGAGCTGATGCTGGTACAGCCGTAGCAGAAGGTTTACAAGTTATTTACTCAGATTATGTTTGGAAAAAAGATGCAGCAGAAAATTTTAATAAACTTAAAGTAAAAAAAATAGAAGGTAAGCAAGCACCCAATAGAGCTTTTGATGTTACCTTAGATTATTATAATAAAAAATTTACTAACCACGATACAGAAAAATATCAATTCAAAGATAACCTGGAAAGATTGCCAGGTGTTTTTCATACAGCAGTAAAAGCTTTTGCTGAAATAAATTTAAAAGGTGAAGTTGAAAGTGAAAGAAATGTTTTTATAAATTTACCAGGATGTATTTTACCATGCATCGGGAGACCCGACTTCGAAAATAAAACTCACTTCATTGAGCTTAAAACCAAGTGGAGAAGAAAAGGCAGAACAGTTAGAGCTGATGGATCTCCTGCTTTTAACTATGTAAAATTAAAAAATGATCCCGATGCAGCTCATGTTTTACAAACTCAATTTTATGCAATGGCTACAGGTAAGAAACCTATTTTATGTGTAGTTAATGAAGATAGTTATAAAATATTTGACGACACCCACCCTGCTTTATCATCAAAAGTAAGAGAGAAAATTCTAAAGCAAATGACAGTAATAGCAAGAAGGAGAGAAAGGCTAATGGCTAGGCATGGAGGTAAGAAAACATTTTTTATGGATGTTGAACCTCAGTTTAATCACATGTTTGCTTGGAATTATTTAGAAGGTAACCACAAAGAAATAGCGGAGGATCTATGGCTGAAAAGTTAAACGAAATTAATATGCAAAAAATTCTTTTACAAGAAAGATTTGCACAAAAAAAATTACAGAGAAAAGGCAAGCTTATTGAGCTACTTGTCATTTTTTCCCTATGCATAATGATACTATGCTTACATAAGTACGCACCTAAAATTAACCTCCCTCAAAAGGTTGGCTCTGTAATACATGGGGTAGATGGTTTTGGTGAAGTTAGTGTTAAAAATAGCTACCTAACTTTATCTTCTTTTTCCCATTTACCCCAGGAGGTTAAGCATGTCTAACGTCTTACAATTTCCAGCGCTTGAAAAAAAATTAGTACAGCTAAAAGACAAGGGAAAAATTATTACCTGGAAAGATGGTAAGTATAAAATTATTCATCAAGAAGTAGAGAACCTGGCAAAAGACTTTGGTATAGAAACAGATATAGCTTTAGTACACTGTGATTTAAAAAGTAAATGTGCAGTAGTTAAAGCTGGAGCTTCATTTAGAGGTAAAAAATATTATAGCTTTGGTGAAGTATCTCCCGACAACAACGATTTTTTTTATCCTGTTAACGTAGCTGAAATGAGAGCTGTAGACCGAGCAGTTTTAAAAGCTTTAGGTTTACATGGCACATTCTATTCAACAGCAGAGATCCAGGAAGATTATAAAAACAATGAGCAGCAAGGTATAGATCTTAACCATGCAAGCGTCATTGAAGTACAAATAAATAAAGCTACGCATATAGGTAAGCTAAGAGAAATTTTGTCAGATCATAAAGATTATCTTACAGATCTACAAAATAGCGATGTTGCTAAGTTTAATAAACTCAACAGCATCATATCAAGTAAAATGTCTCAATTTAACGGAGGAGCAAACAATGTCTCAAAATAAAGATCCAAACTGGGTTGCGACTTTTTCTGTTACAAGAAACAAAGATAAGTTTGATGCTAACGGAAATGTAATAACTGGTAAGGAAAAGATACCCGACTTTGTTTCAGTTGATAGTGAAAAGATCAACGAGAAAAGCGGTAAGCCATATCGTAAAAACTTTGCGATTAATGGTGTATGGATGGAACCAAGCGGATACGTACAAAAAGACGGATCTGTGAAAATTACCATTAAAAAGTCAGTAAGCAAAAAGAAAGCTGAACCAGCAGATGCTACAGCTTTTGGATTTGGAGCTAACATATAATGACTACGAGATACGGCTTAACTAAAAAACAATTAAAGTGTTTTAGCTTTATAAAGTCTTATCTCAAAAAAAATAAACTATCGCCTTCTTATGATGAAATTAGGAAGGCGGTGGGTTTAGCATCAAAGAACAGCATATATAACCTAGTCAATCAGCTAATAGAAAGAGGTTATATTATTAGATTAAAAGGTAAAAACAGGAGTTTAAGTATCAATGGCGACAGATAAAGATATGTTTAACAGCTTAAAATACCAGGTTGGCGGGTCCCATTACTCTAGATTAAAGATCCAACCAGCTGAGTATAGCATTGAGAATTGTCTTTTATTTCCCGAAGGAAATGTTATAAAATATACTTCTAGACACGATTATTGGAAACACACAAAACTTTCATTTAAACAATTAAACGCAGCTAAACTTAAAGGAAAACAATCCGTTAAGAAAGCTATACAATATTTAGAAATGATATTGGAAAGAGATTATGACGAAGTTTGAAAAATTTTGGAGCGGTAACTGTAGCTTTACAGCTAAAGAAACTTTTACTGATCTAAATGCGGCAGCTAAAGCTGGTCTCCCAGGTGCTACCGCTACTTATGAAGTTGATCCTAAAAGCATTGGCTTCGAATTTAAACGTGTGAAGGAGGTAAAGACAAATGTCGATACAAATAACGTCAGAGACCGAGTACGAGAAAACGAAAGCAAAGATGGTGGAAGTACAGAAAAGAAGAAAACACATCCTGCAAAAGATAACTCGACTTAAAAATAAAAATGGTGGTTTCTATCCCCCAGCTACAGCAGCTCTAAGTAAGTCTGCTCACGATAGGCTGATTGAGGAGATAGGATTACAAGATAAGCTTAGCCAACTATCAGTATAAGCTAAGTTACATTAGAACCCTTCTAAACTACTTAACTGTAGACGCTCCCTTTTACGCTATATTATAATTTGTATATCTGTCAATGACGGGTTGACAAACACGCATAGATTTAATATTGATTTGGTGTGCTTTATAAAACAGAAAAAAATAATAAAATTAGTATTTACACAATAGTTAATGGTAAGAAAAAACAAGTTAAGACTTACGAGCTAAACGAAAAAAGAAAAGCAAATAGATTTATACTTACAGCTACAGCTGATACACCCGAAGTTAAACAAGCTTTACTTAATGCTGATGAGACTAAAGCTATGGTAGAGCTGCAGCAGTTTAAAAATTACATACAAAAAGACAGACTTAATATTAAAAA